CAGCTTTCAGGGTCACTATAGGCTTTTAATATTGAGGCCGGATCGACTGTGGGACTTATAAGCTGACTTACCAAATATCCTTCACTGTCCGCTTTTGTTCTCTCCACCCAATAACCATTACGGACAAAAATTTCTTCACCACACTTTCGGCAAGCTCTAAAGCCAGTACCATCATTGCGGACTTTAATACAGTTCGGAAATTCCTCATCTAATGAAGTCTCGGTGTTGCATTTCTTACATTTGATTACCCAAATCTGGCGGTTAGAATTTTGGTATTCTTTATCTATGCCGAAATCGGGAATTGTGGGGTTTGCAAGTTGCACTTGCTCTTTTACTGTGCTACCTGCCATACGAGCAAGAGCTTTAGGTATTGCTTCATCGCTCATATAATCCCGCTCATCGAATACAACCAAATCGGCAGGCAATGAACTTAATTTGGCTGATTGTGCCTCTCCTGCGACTTTTTGAGATAATCGTGCGCCTCGTAGATAAAGATAACCATTCCCTATCTGCTTTAATCCTATGCGGTCAGTGCTTTTAACATATCGACCTATCGCATCATAATTTTCTGAAATCAATGGGTCAAACCGAGAACTTGAAAAATCAGATACGAGGTCAGAGGTTGGAAATAGATAGAAAACACCGAGTGGATAATAACCATGAATAAGACCATGAGTACTGCATAATACAAATGCTTGCGTTAATCCTAATTGAGTACCTTTGACAATGACCTTTTTCTTGGCGCGCGACTGCATGGGCTTGATAAGATATTCATATCCGGACTTTCTAAACTCGCCGACTTGTAGTTTTATCTTACTGATAAAAGCCCAGGCCCACGGATCAACAGCACACATAAGTTGTAAACTTTCTTCTCCGGTCATTTGACCTCTTTAGCAAACTGCTCAGCCATTTGCTTTGCAAGTTCAAGAAGCTCGGGGCTAAAAGACATTTCAACGGAACCCTTATTGATTTGTTCTGATACATCCCGCATATCAGTTATGTTTATTGCTGTGAATTTATAGGATAAAGGCGGATAAAACCCTTGTAATCCATTTTGAATCAAAAACCATTTGCGAATCTCTTTAGCACATATATAAGCGTCCCGAAACTCTGGTTGAAAAGCAGAACTTTTTTCGTTTAACCATTCATAAACGTTTGAAATATGAACTTTGATAGATTTAGCAAAATCTCTTAACGTGGGTAGCTTGTTGGGCATACGTTTAATATCGTACCATACAACAACCCTTTTGCCTTTTTTGTCTTTTTTGCCGGTTTTCTCGTAATGAGGTATTTTTACATCGACATAAGGCTCAACATCAAAAAATTCTATAAGCTTATTGCAGAACTCACCTTTGTATTTAGTTTTACGTCCAACTTTGGACATCAATTATCCTCTGGCCTTTGAGAATTTAACATTCTCTGTGATGTCTCGTAAATATCATGTATGTTGGCTATTGAGGCACGCTCAAGAAGTTCTTTTTGTTTTGTATTGAAATAAGTTACAACGTCTCGTGGATTAACATCGGGGCGATCTGGTATCAACAGAAATACTTTGAAACCGCAAAATGTTAGAGTAGTATCAGCAAAAAAGGCTTTATTTATTAGCTTTGGTTGAGCTGAGCCCATGTTGTCTTAATCCCCCAAAACTCCATCCACAATTAAAGCAAACCGCTCCGAAATACTTACCATGTTTACTTCCTAAATCAAAATGAACTCCTCGCGGCCAATAATATCTTGCTCCACACCTCGGACAGCATTTGTCGTTTATTGCTATAATAATTTGTACAGGGTCTGTACATGACCTATCCTCTCTATATATAGGTGCGGATGTCATAGTTTTGATAATATGTTATTCTGTAACTTCTTTTTGGCACGGGAAATAAGTTCACTTAAAGAGTTCGTATTTATTTTCATCACACGAGATGCTTGCTTAGGAGTGAGATTGCATCCTTCCGGCCAATTTGTGGTTAAATAAAGAGCGTAAAGTTGTTTCATTGTTAGGCGCTTCATAAATAAAAAAGCCGGTCAGGACTACGACTACGAAAGGCAGTCCCGCCGGCATATTCGCTTTCGACTTTTGTCGGCTTAATCTTGTGGTTGATAACTACGTTCTGTTATCTGATAATCACCTTCAACTACAATCTGTGAGATTTGACCATTTACCACTTTAACTATAAATGAAGGGACACGAATTTTACCATACCTGACTTCTGCGGCTTTCCGTTGAAGGTCAGTAAGTAAACTTTGAAATTCGTTATCTTCCTTTGCCATATTATACCTATTTCTATTCTATATGACTATATAGTCAATCTCATTCTCTCACCGAAAATAATCCTCGCTGGCCTTTCTTAAATATCAAAATATCTTCATGTTCAATTTTGGGCGCTGTTGGATAGCGCTGATAATAGATTGTTCTCCAAAATGATTGCTGTGTAAGTTTTCGTTTGAGTCTTTCTATTAAAGTAAATCCTGCCTTTTCGCAAAGTTTTATTGTGTCGAAGTCAAGCCGAACTATTTTTTTATTGCGAATGAAATTCTTGGTAACGAGACACATTAATCCTTTTGGTTTCAATACTGCATGGCTTCGTCGATAAACTTGCAATATAGCCTCTAAATAAGTCTGACCTTTGAGATTGCCAATATTCTCTTTTGTTGGTGCATATTCCTCACTATTACAATAAACTGATTTTGATGTGAATCCATGACTTTTACCTGGCAATTTACCCTCTTCGTATTGTTGAGCCATTTTTTTCATAAACTTTTTATCAATAATTGGTTTGGTTCCTTCGTATGGTGGGCTGCTAATTATTGCATCTGCCGAATATTTTGCATATTGTTGTGAGGGCTTTGTTATATCCCTTCCAGTTTCGGTCCTGATTCGCTTATAAGATTCGCTGCAAGTAAGCTCGGCATCATACGGCGGACTACTGATAACTGCATCGACTTTATCTGTATATGTTGTCGAGCGATATTTTTCTTTACTGCATTTAGTTCGATGTTTCGAGCTATGACCAATTCCTTCACCTAAGGCATAAGGCGGCGAGCTTATGACCGCATCGATTTCTCCGTAGCGAAGATTGCCAATATTGGAAGGATTATCGGGAATATGCTTGCGAAATTCTTCCTTTAAGGTTTTTCTAAAATCTCCTCCCATCTCACTTTTCAATTTCCCTTGCTTTTTTAACTCATAAGTTTTTTCAACAAACTTTTCGGCATTTTTTATATTTGTATTAGTTTCTGCATAAGGTGGCGAAAAAATACAACTATCAACAAGAACATTCTCTAATTGTCGGGCATCACCTTGCAGGATTGTAGCTTCACCCATCTTGTGTCCCAGCATCGGCCCCATAGATTTAATCTTCTCCCAGTTGTCCTGCTGCATCTTCACAAATTTGTCCTCAAGCTCGACACAGATAACATTTCGGCCTAACGTACAAGCTATAAGAATCGTGCCGCTACCGGCCATCGGGTCAAGAATCGTCTCGCCAGGCTTTGTATAATGCTCAATAAGGTATATCTGCAAGGGCAGAATCATTTTCGCTGGATGCGCAAACGAAGCAGCTTTGAAAAACCTCTTTCGTTCTGCCGTATCCGAACCAAAAACTATTTCTTTGCAATTCTGATTTACTGCCAGGGCTTTAATTTTCATATCATTAACCACGGATTTCACGGACTTCCTTCTTGCTGCTATTTTTCTGCTATCCCTTCTACGCTGCGCTACGAAGGGCAGGCATCCATTATCATCATTGCCTTAATTGCAGCTGGCCTCGACCATTTTCGAGTCAATAGGTTCCACTCTCGATCTCGATAAACAAAACTATCCGCGAAATTCTTTGCGGGTTTTCTATATCGCATGGCAAACGGCAATGTCCCCATCCGCCAGGCTTCTTTTAACCTTGATTCTGCTTTGGTTAAAGTATCGCCTTCCATTGCAATCAGTACATAGCACCGAATCTGGTCCCGCTTGAATCCGTACTTTTGTAAAACTTTGACAGCTTGCCTGATTTTTTCAGGATCATCGGGCCTATCGTAAGATAACCATAAGTGCCGGATACTAAGCCGGCTTAGCTGCTGAGCGATCCGCTCAGTAATCAAGTCCGCCTGCAGACCGCCGGCAAACTCAATTCGATGCTGTGACTTGAGCATTTCAAATACAGCTTGAATGTGTGGCTTTGAACAGGCCAGTAAGTTATTGTCCTGGACGATCCGTCCAGGCATTATAGGCAGCTCGCGGATTCCGCCTTCCCTCTTTGGTACAAGGCAATATGAACAGAAATTAGGACAGCCTCTCGATGTAAAAGTCACACCCTTTTTTATATACATGCCGGGAGTAAAACTATAACCGATATCGCCCATTATTGGCCCACCGAGAAAAATCCGCTTGCCATATTTCGACCATTCTTTGATCAATTGTTGCCCCCGTTCAATGTCCCAGGTAAAAGTCACCGAGATATGAACCTCATCGAAGTGAGGACAGCCCAAAGGCGGCTCGCCGACAAAGGCATTCTCATCGGTCGGCGTCATATTCGTCCGCCTCGGAAAAACCCGTGCTATTCCCTCGGCTGCGCTCGGGACAAGATTTTTAGGAACGTTCATCATTTTGAATTTTCTGCTCGATACATTTTTAGCCATGTTCTTAGAGCTGTAAAACGTGTTCTATATTCTCGTCTAATTGCTATGTGAGCACACAAATCAGCAACATCGCCTGGATGCTGAGGATGAACATTAACTCCATAATTATAATTTCTCGTAATTGTTCTTGTTGATGGATATACTTCCAGACATATCCAGCCTCTTGGGTATTCATTGCTTTCAATTATGCCTTTGGGAAAGGCCAAATAACAAAGATGAGCTGGAAAAATTCGGCCTGAAAATTTAGTATTCAAATCTTTTTTGAAATCCCCGCGATTCGTTTTTACTTCAATAACAGCAGTTAAAAGATGGCCATACTTAAATTGTATTTCTTTGTATTGACTTTCAATATTGATTCTTGGAACCCTTAATTTCAACAATTTTGATTCAGTCGGGCTCGGATAACAAAAACTGGCAATATCAACTATTCCATTAGTTGTCGAAACTTCTGTTTCAATCGGATGAAATCCTCTGTTGGCAAGATAACCAATAGCACATGCTGTCACAAAATGAGTCAACTTAGTTTTATTTCTATCAAGTGGCTCATCTTGATGATGCTGTTTGTCTTTTCGTATTATTGCCATAATTCATTTTAATCCGTGCTATCCCTTCTACGCTGCGCTACGAAGGGCAGGCATCCGTCATCCGATAATGCTTCCAAAATTCTTAACCCTAACCATTTCGCAACCGGGACCGTCACTGCGTTTCCGACCGTTCGTTCGCGAGCCGATTGAGGTATTCCGTCAGTCCATCCAATAGGCAGTCCCTGTAAAGACTCCCGCTCAGCGTGTGAGAGCACACGTAATCCCCGTTCCGGCCCTTCGTAAACATAATTTTCGCGACAATCACGTCTGAATCTTCGCGTATTAAGACAGAGCAAGGGCGTTCTCTTTTTAGTCCTCTCCTTACAAGTCCCCTGAATCCTTTCGGCAATATCGCACATTCGGACAAACCGATTAAGGTTTTTGAGCTTATTGAATCCTGCCACGAACTCACGACATCTGCTCTGACCTGTAAACGCCTTGGAGTCCATCCTCGTAATAATGCTTGTGTATCCGAGCAATCCCAAAGCTGCGTTAAATTCCACAGCGTCAGGTGCAGGAACATTTTCGCGGAGAACCCACCCGGGTTTGCATCTCGCTGCCATTGCGAGAAAGTAGCCCGCGAGGTCGGGCTTTGTTGTTCCGTGCATTGCCGAAACAGTACTTCGTATGGGGCAAGGGTCTCCGCCCACAAGTCCCATGCAGGGTCGGATTTCGTTTTTGGGTACATTAGGCCAGTGCCTATTGAGGATTGTGAGGCAGTGTTTGTCATTTTCCACCTGAAAAACGCATTTCATTCCCGCTTGTTCCAGACCTAAATCGAGGCCGCCTATGCCGCTAAACAGGCTGCCGAAAGTAATCTGTTGACCATCATCTGTCATCTGTTTAATCTGTGCTATCCCTTCTACGCTGCGCTACGAAGGGCAGGCATCCACATCTATTCAACCCGTGGTTTTCCAATTCGGCCAGTCCCTAATTCTTGACCACTTAGGCCAGTCCGACATTTTGTGACTCACTCTGCCGTTAATAGGCCCCTGTTTCATAAAAACCGCTATACCAGCAGCTTTGCATTGCTCAATAATATTCCTGGCCCATGACCACCACAGTTTTTCATCTTCGCAGCCCCAACCAGCTTTACCGTTAATGGATTCACAACCGATAATTACCCAATGCAAAATAGATTCAATTTGTCCGGTAGTATAGTTGTTTATGTAATAATCAAATTTCGGTATGTGTTCTAATAATGGCTCAAAACTCACAAACCTTATCGCTGCTTGTATCTCTAAAAGTTTCTCGATTTTCCAAAGCTCATCTGGCGTTGATATTGAGACTCCAAGCCAGAAACATTGAGATATATCTTTTGTTAATCTAAACTCTTTGTCATAATTTGGAAATAATTTCAATATTCGCTTTTCAACATCTCCGTTAAAATACCTAAATGCTTCTTCGATTCTTTTTGTTAAAATCAAAAATCTATGCCCATGCCTATAACAACGATATATCGTATACATCACCTTATCTCTAAACCCAAACGGCACTTTCTCATGGAATAGGTCAGACATTGAGCAAACGAAAATCTTGTGGGGCTTTCGCCAATGGAGAGGTTGTTCAAGACGATGTTCGCAAAGCTCTATTTTTCCCGTCCAGCCCTTTTCGTCAACAACACTCATATATTCAGGATTTTGGCAAGAATCACTTAGGCATATAGCTTTTAACCGTTTAGCGAACCGTTCTGCATAACAATTCTGACACCCCGGACTGCATTTAGTACATCCAATTACGGGGTTCCAGCTTTTATCGCACCATTCTATTTTAGTATCAGCCATAAACCTTATTCCATATTCTCTTAAGCCATGCCTCTTGTTTATCGGTAAAGCGACCTTCCCAGTTAGTAAGGGAGTCGAGAAACTCAATCTCTTTTTCCGTGAGACCGGATTCAACCTCTAATAATTCTTGAAGCATTTGGCGCTGGTCTTTGATGTTCATTTTAAGCCTCTTTTTCCCCTTCGGGGGTAGAATCCCCTTAGCTCATCTTCTTTTCTCGCAGCCAGCACGCTATGCGCAACTGCTACACCCCTTGTGGAGTCTGTTTTAGAAGTTTTGCAATCTGTTCTCGCCGGCGTTTTTCAAACTCAACCTTTGACATTGGCCCTGCCGTTTGTTTCATAGGTTGTGAAATTGAAATTTCTTTATCTATGATATTAGTATCATCTTTGTATGATAGATGTATCATTGTGTCGGATTTCCCTACAGGTGGCGCCGGATTTTTCGACAACTGGTCGTGTTTTCCGACCACTTTTTTTACAAGTGGTCGTGTTTTCCGACCACTTTTTTCTTCAAACAAGGGGCCAAGCCCTTTTTTATCATCTGTTACATAAAGAACTCGTTGCTGTTTTTTCATATAACATATAGCAATCCATTCCTTTTTTATGCAGTTTCGGATCGTCTCGATTATTGTGCTGCGATGAACGCCGAATACTTTTGCAAGCCTTGTATTGCTCTCAAAGCATCCTGCCTCACCAAATCTTAAAACCCGACATATTAAACATTTTTCAAGTGTAGTTAATTCGGTCCGGCAAGCAATCCAGTCATATAACGGCGTAAATGTCGGCAGCATTTTTTACCCATAGTATTACTCAAAATTCATTTGCTTTTCTTCTTCGGTCATAGGGCGTTCTTCAACGATTTCTTCTGTATCGAGCCGGACTAAAGTCGCTGTCAACTTCGTATAGTTTAATTGTAATTCGCAATCGACCGATCGTTGCTCGACGCCATCTTTGACCTGCTGTGTCAACTTGTGAATCTTCTCGATAAGAGCTTCTTTGCGACTGCCGAGGTCTTTCAGTGTGGTTTTGCGCTCGAGCTCTAAACTGTCCGCTTCCTGAATTGCAGTTGCTAATTGGTCGGCGGCTTCGGCCTTCTGCTCTTTACTAATTTTGCAGGGCAATCTGTGCGATTCTTTACTTTTATGGGTTACGTCTGAGGTTTTTTTCTTTCCCATTTTTATAGTCCTTTCTTCGATTAAGTTCTTCTTCAAAATATTGTTTCCATAATTTATCATCTTTGGAGCGGCCAGTTGATTTACGGTAATGTTCTTCAAGGTCCTTGTCCGTCATAGTAAAAGCAAAGCGCCTGCGATAATATTCTATTTGTGTCGAGATTTCTTTAGGTGATGGTCCAAAAAGTTTTTTATATCGCCTATCCAGTTCAGTAAATATGCGCACATGCTCTGGATTTTCACCCCTTGGGCCTTCCAGATTTTTCTTGTTCTGCTCTCTTAATTCTGTGTCTGATAAACTTATCAATTAGAGTCCTTTCTTAGATTGTTGCAGGGTCAAATATCTGTTCTATATGAATATCAGCACCAGGAGTTGTTCGCCATTCCCAGGCTACATTATTACAAACTACTTGTTTATCATCTTTATAAGCAAACCCGCTTAGAGCATCTTTTGTGGAGCGTGTAGCTTTGTCCAAATCGGGGGCACTTCTTTTGTCAGGGTAAGGGTGGCGCTGTCCTTCTTTACTTAGTTTGCCATCTTTTTTGAAATGACCTTTTGGACGGGGTACGTAGAAAACCGCCTGAAACATTACCGCCCCGCGAAAAGGCATAAAGTGACGCCCGTAAGCTTGAATAAAAGCCCATCGAACCGAATCCATCCAAGGCTTTTGAAATTTTGAGGCCGGAGCGATGGCAATTCTTGTGCTGCCGTTTTTTCTTTTAACAGGATAAGCACTCTTACTCCCTGAACCACCTACCCTGCCAATAACTTTTAACTCGATAACATCCATGTTATTTCAAAATGTTGGTGCAGGTAATTCGCTTGGATAAGTATATTGTCTTTCTTTGCCTGCTTGCTCAAGCCATTTTGTGTATCCGTGCTTGTGGATATAAGCAAGATGGTTAATTACGGCTTGGTGCATAGCTCCTGTATAATCACTTACTGCTGTATGTAAAACTTCATCGAGTTTTTTTGCATGTTCAGAATCCGAAAAACACACACCATAGATATTTTTATACTGCTTGTGGTCAAACACAAAGTTCGGCTTATTAGCGAGATATTCAATTCCAGCCCTGAGCATCTTTTGGCAAACTCTTTCATAACCGCCGCCCATCCCTGAAATATCAACGGTAACAAAAGAATCTTCATCTTTGATTTTTGCCATTAAGACTTCATAATTTTTCTTGTGCTTTGCGCGAGTTTTATCAACCCATTTTTGATGTTCCTTATCAGCCTGCTCTTTGGTTTTCCAAAAAGCGATTTTGCCTTCAATTTCAATGCCGTGTATCTGATTGCCCCAATGAAACATCAATTTTATCTCATCGCCTTCGTGCGGCACTACTCCATACTTTCTATCAAGCCAAAACATCCAACCATCTTCTTTAGTAATTTCGTATCCATCGGCAAAAACTTTTACCTTTTTAACTTTGTTGACTTCAATTTGCATTTTTACTTCCTTTTATATTGGCGCTCCTCTGGAGTTATCAATGTCCTTGTTCATCCAGTACGAAGATTCTAACTCTTTGAATTTTAGTTGAAGTTTTCCAGCTATTTCAGCATAGCATGGTTTCTCAGTTAGAACCTCTTTGGGTTCGTTTAGAAACTTAATTATCTTTGCGGCGCGGTCGGGGCTATCTTGTTTAAT